TGTTTCTAACTCCCAGTCCCCTTCTGCAATATTATTGGTGTTTGGAAAATCCACTTCAATTCGGCATTTAATTTGAGATGAACTGATATAGCTGGTAATTCTAGCTATCCCGCCTCTTTTATTGTAAATATATTGACCGACATGGTTAGCATTAAAAACTGTATGTTGTGCAGTGAACAAAACATCCCTGCCACTAAGCCCGCTAGGCGATAAGTGTCCAGAAGGGGTAGTTATTGTTAAACCCGAAAAAGCATACCAAGGTATATTTTTATAGGCCACTTCACTAACAACCCAAACACTATCGCTGGTTCTAGTGATTTTTATGGTTTTAACATCTTTGTGAAATAAAAATAATTCGCCAGCGGATGGGGTAGGATCCATTTCTTGAATTTGACTTAAAGTTAAACTACTAATTGGCGAAGCTGTAATGGTGGCTTGTAAAACATCGTCTTTATAGACTTTAAACCTGCCAGCAGTGAAAATTAATAAATATTTTTGGATAGCTTTAAATTCAAAATCTATCAACCTTGCAACAGAATTTTCGTGCGAATTATCAACATATTTTGTGCCTTCCCGACGAGTGAGATGTTGTTGTGGGTTAACATAAACATTTCTTAATTTTTCCGCCCCTTTGGAATAAAGTTCGTTGTTGAAACCACCAAGCAAAGCTTCGCCCACTTCACCTGAGCTGAAACCTGTTTGTATAGTTTTAAGTCGCATTTTGACCATTAAATTTGCCTCGCAGTAGTTAAAGTGAAGAGTTCCTGTGGTATGACATTGACCGTTCCGTTTTGGGAGTCAATGGTTCTAGCAATAATTAATTGCTCCCTAGCTTTAGCCGCTAGTCTCTGTTCTTTGCTTTCGTCTTCCATTAGACCGAGGGCTAAATCTTTCATTAATTCAAGTTGCAATAAATACTCAAAATAGCTTGGAAAATATTGAGCTGACACTTCATATTGAATGGAAACAAAAAGAGGGTCAGCATCCGTGTATATTTTATTTTCGTAAATTTGGTGCTCAATGCTTGGGTTTTGTTTTCCGACAAATCTCAAATAATCGGAAGGTAATTGATAGGCTTTAGCGTAGCCATATAGTGGAGTTGCACTTAATTGACCAAGTTGCTCTTGGCGTATTGAAAACCGCCAATAGTGTTTTTGAAGAGTGTTTCTTTTTATCAATGGGTATATTGAAGAGCAGACTTGTGCCTCTCTGGTCTCGTCTTCAAAACTATTGATCGGATCTGCACCTAACACCTGCAGGGCATTGGAACAGATTTTAATGTCAGCTTCGTTTATGCTCATAAATAAAAAGAATTTTACTGGCTAGCATTGCTACTAGCCAGTAAGTTGGTTTAGTCGGTGTCGGTTGAAGTGATGGCAGTGCCGTCTGTGATGTCAACCACTCCATTTGTATTGTCATTTACATAAGCAATACTTAAAGCGGGAGAGCCACCAGTGCTGGAAAAGATAAACAAAATGTCAAATTTTCTTAAAATTTTAGACGCTCCGTTAAAATATCCAGCGGTGTTGATGTCCGCAATGGCATCAGCAGAAGAATAAATAAAAATTCTTGGGGCATCAGATGGAGTTTGCACCTGATTGACCAAAGTTGATAGAGTTAAAGCCATAAAAAAAATAAATTAAGGTTAATAAATTAAGCTTCATAAGTTTGAACTGGGATGATGCCTTTTTCCTCGATTACTTTCGAACCGCAAGAAAAGAAACAAGCCGCTAAATGTGCCGCCATAGTAGGCACATAGTTAACTTCTGTTGTTAAAGCTTTGTTTTCGACAAAACCTAAAGCTGCTTTCTGAACAGCATAGTTATACCGAATATTTGAAGCGACTTTCATACCATTTTCGTTTTCAATATTGCCCATAGAATTTATGGTGATACCATAGTACGCTGGGATTTTACCTGAAGTTAAAACTTGGTAGTTATTATAATCAGAAGATGCAACAGTTGTTTCTTGAGTAAATTTATGGTAAGCGTTAGCGTGAACCAATAAATTTCTTTCGTTTCTTATAATGTTGTTCAAGTCATACAATCTTGCAATCTCTGCAAATTTTGCGACATTGAGTGAACTGTTGTTGCCACCTATGTTCACACCTACACTTAGGGTATAACCCGCACCAGTTCTTTGAGCCTCCAAAGCATCGATAATGATTTGGTCGGTTTTACGATTAGCGGCAGAAACTATTGCTTGAACTGCTTCCTCTTTGTCGTCAAAATTAACTTCGCTCTGTAAAAAGATGTCAGTATAAGTTGCTACCGAAAATCTAGCTATAGAAATTTCTACTTTATCGGTAGATTGGTTTGCTGCGACAACTGGAGTCCCAACAATTCTTTCGACAGCGGCTAAAGTGCCATATTTTGGAAATTGGTGAGAGATGCCTGAAATTGAACGAGTAGTACAAAATTTTCTTAGAGTCGATTCAGTTTTTTGATACGCTCTAAATACTTCGGCTTCAAACGATTTAGTTTGAAGTTGGTTGGTTTCTATATGAATGGTCATAGAAAAATATGTTTAAATTAATCAGAAATAAGTAAATATAGCCGATTAAGGGTTAATGCCTTAGTCTTGTGTTATTTGAGTTTTACACCAAAAACAACATTTCTTGAGGCCAACATATTTGCAGTGCTGGGTTAGTCAAGTGCAATGATAACGATAATTATTATCATTGCACTTTCATTTGTCAACTACTTTTTTTCTTCTTGTATTTTTCGGGCAGAAGCTAGATTCATTAATCTGGTAAATTCTTCTTTCTCTTCGTATCCGAATACGGATTGTTTTTCTTTATGTTCTCGATAAGCATACGCTTCGTCGTACATCTGAGCCGAAGACTTGCCAGATATCACATTGTTGCTCGGTGAGCTCGGAATAGAGGCGTCTTCTTTTGGCAACAAATAGCGATATAGAAACTCAACATTTTGTGGGTTCTCCGCCAATTGCTTAAAAATTGCTTGGTCTTTTTCGGGAAGGTTTCCGTTAAAAATTTGAAGTCTGCCCATCTTAACCTCGGCATCCGCGCCAAGTGCTTTTTTAAAATCATCAAGGGTTGGTGCTGGTACAAAAGAAGATTTTATAAATTCACTAACCAATTTATTCGCTTGTTCTTGACTTATACCGAGTTCTTTAAATACTGGTAGCATTTTTTGAACTTGTGCATCTTCTGCCAAGTTTATATCTTTTAGATCCTGATCTTGGCTAAAATCAAAAGCATAATTTTCAGGTGCTTTTGGAATTTTACCTTCATAATCTTTGACTTTAGCACTTAAGTCTCGCACATATTTACTGGTCTCTTGATACCCTTTTTCTAAATCTTCGGCGGTTTTATATTTTCCCGCAAAAAGTGTAGGTTGTTTAATTTCTGTAGATGAAGCATTTACAGGGGCTGATCCTTCATTTGAGGGAGCAGGTTGGCTTGTATTATCTTGATTTGGAAACATAATTTTTTATTTTTGTTAAAATTTTTTCAATTTTTCGGTAAAAATTGATTTCACCTTCTCGCATTGCCATATCGATAGCCGTGTTTATGCCATCGCTGTTTAATACCAGTGGTTTTTTTTCGTAAGCTTGAGCTTTTAAATAAGCGAGGACTTTCTGACCCTCTTCTGATTCAAAAACTTTCGCTACTAAAAACTCTTCTTTTGACGGGACACTTACTTTGGTATTTTCAATTTGTTCTAGTTCGCTCCAGCTCATACCATAGGTGTTTGTTGAGGGACTCCCTGATTTTGTTCTGCCATTTGACTTTGCATTGCTGCTTGCTGAATAGCTTGCAGTTGCTCTGCCGTTGGCAACACATCAAGAGGCACTTTCATTTTGTCCGCTAAAACTGCGGCAAACATCGATGGGTTTGTCATTACTGACATACTTTGTGGGCCAAAAAATTGACTGACTACTTCGGCATAACGGATGATCGCGTTGATGTCCTCTTCGCTCTGAGCTTTGGCAAGAGGCGACAAATGCTCGATCCCTAAATTGATCCCATCTACTCGATATTCGTTTAAATTACCCACCAACCCAAGCTCTTCTAAGATATGAAGCCCGCGATTGATAATCATTTTCACTCCTTCGATTTGGATACGCCCATAAGCACTGCCTAAAAGTTTTGCAGTTTGTTGGGCTCGGTACGAAATTTCTGTCGCACTTTTTACAGGTGCATCAATCTCACCAAGTGGGTCAACCATCATAATTGAGCGGATGGATTTTCTTAGGTCTTCCATAATTATCTGACCGACATTAAAATTTGCCCCTACAGGTAAAGAACTAATTGTTGGTCCATTAGGGTTCCCTGGATTCGCACTAACTGGAATTTTTGCACCAGGTTCAACTCTGATATTTTCTAAAGCAACTACTCCGTCATCAACAACGGTGTATGCTCCAGCCACAGCTAGGTTAGCGTTTTTTAAAATATATTCTTTGGTTTTGTTTAAGACTTTTCCGTCGGGTAAAGCATCCAGTACTGGGCCTCTTCCATAGACTTCGCCCGCACTGACCCCATATCTCATTGTGATCCACGGGCTAGAAACCATATCTCTTTCCACCAATATTGTGTTTTTATGTAAAACACAATATTTAAAGCCGTCGACTTCCTCTTTTATTCTGCCACCTTTTTCGGGATCCATTTTTTCGCGGATTATTTTAGCTTTCATTGTCGCTTCCACAATTTCAATTTTATCTTGTGGTTTATCTTTAATCTTGGTTTTAAGCTCCTCGGTTAATTTGATGTCCCCCCAAGTCTCTTCTAATAATTCGCCCTCTAATTGCCATTGGCGAAAATGCGATTTAATGCCCCCGTCGACACCCCGTTCTAAATAAATTTCTGCTAACGGAACCGCCACAAAAACAAATGGGTTTTGCAATGTACCCTTCTGCATCATCATTGACCCTGTGCCAATTAATAAATCTTCCAGCACTTCTGAAATTTGAGTGTCAAAGTTTGATGTATATATTGCTTGAAAAAAAATTTCGGTGATTTGATCCAGCACTTTATTCAGCTCTTCTTTGTTTGATACCTTAGCCAAAATTGAGCCAAGTTTTAAACTGGCAAATTTTTTCTGTGGTGGGAATATTGAACTCTGTAAATTGCTGACTGCTTTTCTAAGCGAGTCTTGGCAAGTGCTATCGAAAATTCTGTTGTCACTGGTGCTTCGTCTGGTGCCTTCCATCGGCTCGTCAAAGGTGTTTCTGTTTGGCGAAAAATACTCAAAAGCCTCTTTATAAGTATTGCGAAAGTTCATTTTTCGGTCTTTCGCTTGTATAAATCTTTTATTGATTTTTTCGCCAGTGTATTGCATTATTTCCTCAACATTTCTCTGCGCTGCGCTGCCAATCTCGCCTCGTCTGCTTTTTGTTGTTCTACAGCACTTAATTGGGACGCAGGTGCCACCCCTTTCACAGGTTCAAACAAAATATTACTTCTTGCTCTTCTGCGAATACCTCGGAGTTTTTCAGTATTGCTTATGGCGGTTTGTTCATTTTTTAAGTCCGTTTCTGTCTGTTGCCTAACTAAAGCGGCTTCCTGCTTTTGAGCCGCTTGGATCTGCCACGACATATCGGGTGCTTTTGGTTTTTTACCCATAAAATTTTAATTAATAAGTGTTGACACAGCCCCGTTTAAGAGTAAGTGTTGGTAGAGTTGGAAGGGGGTATATGTAGATTTCTCGACCCCTAACACCTCACACACAACACTCACACAGGTAAGTGGTACTATTAACTTAGACTTTCTTTTTAAATTAGTCAAGTCTTTTTCTAAATATAAAACATTTGCGGTCAGTAATTTGTGGTGCAAAAGTTCTGGGTTCACCAAATAAACCCCGACATAGCTGGTGAACGGGTCAATAAAAATATATTTATCATCTGAAACTTTTTTAAAAACTGAACAATGCCCAAAACCTTTTTTCAAAAATTTCCCGTACCACATTGTGGTGTCCTCAAAAACAATATAAAACTGATCCATTAAAACACCCCCCATTTATCTTGTGATATATAAGTCTTTGCTTCCTGCTTTCGCTTACCCAAAGTTATTTCTCGATACTCACCCGTTGCCAAACAGACATATTGGTGGCAATCGTGAATATGCGAATACTTATTCTTATCTGGTTCCTCGTTAAACTTATCAGCTCCTGACACATTAATGCGACGGAGTTTATATCCGCCATTGAAACCTTTTCTTAAATTCGGACACTTCTTGCCGTCCAGAACAAAACCTGGTTCACCATTGACCAACTTATTCAATCTGCTGATAACAGCTTCCTTTCTAATTGGCAGTTTATTGGATGGTGCTGGCATCACCTTAATATCTTCTGCTCTAAAAATATCAAACGCCGTTTTTTGGTGTTGATCTTTAAAAGCCCCTGACGGGTCACCATAAAATCTATATTCAAATCCTGGGTAATCCACCGCCAATTTTGTCTTTAATATTTTGGCAAAATCTTTCAAACTGCAGTCCTCAGAGGTGATCTCTTCCAAAGCTCTCCATTGACCAAGTGCAGTGTCCTGCTCTATGATCGCCGCAGGTGTATTGCCAAAGTCCAAACCAATATGCAACGGGCGATTGGCAATCGCTTTCAAGTTAAAAGCACAATGCACGGAGTCTTTATAGCTGGTTCCATATACGGGTTTGCCGTCCTGTATTGTCCCGTACTGCCCGTGAACAAACACATCAACCCAAGCTTGGTCTTTACCAGCAATCAAGTTCTTATAATACCCTGTTGGCAAATTTTTAATATTCTCAGCTTCCGCACACAAACCACTCGGTTGATTAAAAAAAGCCCAGTTTTCTGGTGTCTCCACCTCTGCCAACTGATACCACCAGTGGTCATCGTCAGGTGGGTTCGTGTCCATAATAACTCCAAACCAAGTCGGCCAGTTTTTAGCTGGCACCTTTTCTGGCTTCTCTTTTTTACTTGGAAACCTACCGACCCTCCCAGTTGCTGCATCGATAATATTCTTGTGGATAAACTTTGCTTCATTAAACCAAATACCTGTCAGCTCGAGCGACAACAATTTTTTGACATCATCTGGTCTGTCCAGCGCTAAAAAAATAATTTCCAACTCCACATCTTGGATTTTAACCTTATGGGTGATGGGTGGCTTCCTATTCATTTTGCCAAAAATTCTCTCAGGAAACCAATCAAGCCAAGTCTTAATAGTGGTGGTTTCCAGCTCTGGCCCCGTATTTCTGACAATAGCCCACCTGCTACGCCTTACTCCGTCGTTAGAGCAAGCCTGCTCTCTTGCCCTTTTAAAAATTTCCATACAACAAGCCACCGATTTGCCTGAACCAATTGGACCTTTAATGCCTCTCACAAAAGCATTACTATTATGAAAATCCGCACAGATTGGACTTGCATCGTACTTTAATGAAAATGTGGGCTGAACTTGCTCTACCATCGGCTATAATGCTTCGCTAACATTCTTGGCGGCTGTTTCTTTCGACGGCTTAGGCTTAGCTTTAGCTTCAACCTCGACTTTGTCGGCGGTGTCTTCAACTGGCACTTCTTTTTTAGGCGCTTCCTTCT